CCTGAGAGTTGCGCATCCCCTTGCGTATAGAATATCTCTCGTCTTTGACGGGTTTGAAGCACCGGCCTACCATTAAGTTGGGGGTAAATTGTAACTTCGGTGAAATGGGGAGTACATCTGAGATTGAACTTGTTGCACTTAATTGTGATGAGCACGTCATTCCAACCATGCAGGATGTCGTCCAAGTCGATGTCTTGCCCATTGAGCGCGTAAATATTACAGTAGGTGACGTTGTTGATGCCATCACTGATGACACCGCCAGGGGACTGGAGATGCTAGGTGATGGGGCCGACAAGGTCATCCATGTGACCAAATGGGGCGCTCAGTGGCTTGGCAAGGCTTGGAACATATGGAGAGATGGGGGTACGCCTGGGGTTTATGCTAAGCGTATATTGGAAACACTTGATGCAGTTACCGAGGACCCCTGTGAGTTTGTTGAGGACCACGTTAAGGAGGATATCAAGACGGTGTTAACGCCTGTCAAGGATGACAAGGGCAGGTTTGTCGAGCATGTTGTATCTAGGGAAGTCAGGAAGAAGGTTACAAAGAAACTGCGGAAAGGTGGACGTAGCAAATTTGCCGCTGCAGTTGCTAAGATGGCTTACAACAAGTTCGGCGAGCGCTCATATACCCAGGCTAATGTACTTGTTACACGATCATGGATTCAGAAATATTTGGAGGGTGATTCCTTCAAGGATTTGAGAACCGTGGATAAGAATATCGCCATTGACAGGGCATTGTTTTTGAGTTTTGTGCCCACACGCGAGTTCCAGCGGACTAGGCTTGCCATGGCATCTAGAGCGTGGCAAGACCGCATGGAGGCTTCTAGCAGTTACCCAGGGTTTTGGACGCGGGTCTTTGGGGCCGGTCCAATTGACCCTGATTGTGATGAATACTGTTAGGGGGGCCCTTCCGTCGCCAGTGGTCGTCCTTGTAAGCAAGGGTCAACGGTTTACTCGCAAACCAGACGGCTTGGTGGTGAGTCATATCACTATCGGCGGTTCGGTGATGTGAGTGTTCCCGAGACGAAATTTGACGACTGTTTGTACTGGCGTAGGCGGATAGGGTGCCCCAAGGAGCGACGCTACGTACGAGTGGCTGGCGTGTCTCCTGAAGTCGAATTAGAGCCATTCACTGATAGCCTCGGTAACTTAAGAAGAGCCGTGGAGGAGCGCGTGTTCCAGGTGAAGGGTAGTGACGGGCTTACCAATCCACCCCGTCCAGCACCTGGAGTTTACCAACAGCGTCTCCTTCCAGCACACCGAAAGCTCCTGCCACTACTTCCCTCGACCGCTCCTGTGACACATGGCGCTTTTGTCGCCAGTTACGGGGGCCGCAAGAGGCAGCGGTACCAGGAGGCTCTGGATAAGATCCGTGCGGGTGGGTTTAATCCAGCTAAGTGTGCTGAGGTCAAGTGTTTCCTTAAGTTCGAGAAGACCGACTGGACCAGTAAGTCCGACCCCGTGCCGCGAGTTATCTCTCCTCGCGACCCGAGGTTCAATTTGACAGTTGGGCGGTACCTTAAGCATTTAGAAAAACCCCTGTTTAAAGCTGTTGATGGTATGTTTGGTGAAAGTACCATCATGAAAGGGCTGGATGCTGAGCGTCTGGCAAGCGTCCTCAGGTGCAAATGGGATTCTTTTGTTGATCCCATTGCTGTTGGTTTGGATGCTAGTCGGTTTGACCAGCATGTATCGGTTGAAGCCCTGGAATGGGAACACCAAGTGTACCTGAATTGCTTTAGACAAGACAAGCATAGGAATAGGCTGGCAAGGTTGCTGAAACACCAACTGTTCAATAAGTGTTTCGCCAATGCCCCTGATGGTGAGTTGCGTTACCAAATTAATGGCACACGAATGAGTGGAGATATGAACACGTCGATGGGTAATTGTCTGTTGATGTGTAGCATGATTTACTCATTCTTGGATGATGTAGGCTTAAATGCCAAGCTGGCCAATAATGGCGATGATTGTGTGCTGTTCTTGGAACGTAAAGATCTTGACAAGCTGCACGGCTTGTATGATTGGTTTATGCAGGTTGGATTCAATATGGCCATAGAGCCGGCCGTTGACACTTTTGAGTGTATTGAGTTCTGCCAAACGAAACCAGTTTTTGATGGTGCGGTTTGGATTATGTGCAGGAAGCCCATAGCTCTGGCCAAGGATTCCGTCATGTTGCGACCGTTTGCACCCCGGTTCTACCAGGGATGGCTGCATTCTGTCGGAATCGGAGGGCTGCGGTTGGCTGGTGGCTTGCCTGTATTTCAAGACTACTATCAGCTGTTTGCCAGGTCAGGCAAACAGGCCTCCTATGATTATAGTTCATTGCTGTCGTGGAACATGCACGAAACTAATGGGTTGTTGAAGCGCGACTATAAACAAGTAACTCCTGAATGTCGCGCTTCATTCTATCTTGCGTTTGGAATAACTCCTGATGAGCAGGAGTGTTTGGAGAGGCACTACAAGCATGGTAGGCTTGATGGTGGCGTCCGTGGTTACTGCCACAGGCGCATTATGGGGTCGGTCTATTAACTCCCAAATCCAATTTGATGGGCTAATTTAAATGCCAAGAGACTGCACGGGAGGGGTTACCTTAGACCGATGAACAGTCCGGTTATCATGCCGGCTCCCAGATTATGAGCTTTAACCTTGATACGTTCCATTCAACACCAGAAGATAATACTAATTTGAGAGGTGCTGAGACAACATACGACGACCATATCAAGCAACTCCTTGAGCAAGGACAACGAGTACGACGTGGTGACTTCATTCCTCCTCCGTTGCCTGTAAAGCAGACTGATGTTGTACGTATTCCTGGAATGAACCCTACACGCGCATTGTTGACAGGCACAGAGATTGTTAAACAGAAACCTCTTGACGCGGTATTGCCGTCTGTTCCTAAACAGGATAGTGCCATTTGTGAGACTGCTGTTGCCATTAGTGTTGCAGCAGGGCTGTCACCGGCGCTAGCACCAGCGGCGTATCAGTTGTGCAAGGAGTATCTGCCAGTGCTGGTTTCTAAGGGCGCCACATCGGCCAGTGGTTTGGCTAAACAATTGGGTAATTACGTTATGGGCAAACTGAAGGGTAGTAAGAAGGGTGGCATGAAAGGCAAGGCCACCAAGTCGGGATTGCAGGTTGGAACGGTGTTGGACATATTTCCCCGTGCCGGGCCGTCTAATCAACGTGTGGCAGCTCCGGTGTCTGTCACTCGCAAAATCCAGCGCCGAAATAAACCTGTTACCCGTAACTTGAAGAATGGTACTATCATTGTTAGTCACACTGAAATGATTGGGGTGTTGGTTACTGGCACGCCTGCCAGCAACATCACCCCATATACGACCAAGACTTTTCGTATCAACCCGGGAGTTTCTTCGTTGTTCCCTTGGTTGTCTACTCTGGCTGTTAACTATGATAAATACCGTTTTCGGAAACTTCAGGTTGCCCTCATACCACTGGTTAGTACTGCGTTCAATGGTCGTGTTGGTATTGGTTATGATCCAGACAGTACTGATGCTGTACCGGCTAATCGATCCGAATTCTTTGCACTCGCACAGCATGCAGAGAATGCGCCATGGTTAGAATGTGCGACCTCCGTTCCGTGCGATAATCAATTGCGGTTTACTGGCACCCATTCCGTCACAGATTCCAAGCTTATTGACCTTGGTCAAATCATAGCGTTTTCTGACCAGATTTCTTCAACTGCAGCTGCGATTGCTGTCGCTGATATTGTGGTATCGTATGATGTTGAGCTCCACATGCCACAACAAGCTCTACAGTCATCGCAGTCCTTCACACGCACCACCGTGCTACCAACGGGGGTGTATAATCTTGGTAACGCTCTTGATTCTACGGTTATCCAGGGTATTAGTCTTGTTAATGTGCGGAAGACCACTGCTGCCCAACTTACTTTCACCATGCCACCAGGGGCGTATACAGTCAATGTTCTCATACAATGGTCGGCTGGTACACCGGCTTCCACTGTTGGCGGGCTAGCAGTAGGTAATGGGTCGTTCTTGGCTGATAATGCGGCGGCGCATTACACTGGTGCCGTGTTGACTTATTCGTCTAATAGCGATATCACGGTGACGCTTACTTGGACTGGTGTTGATTTGGAAACCAATTTGACTAAGTTTAATCTTGTCTTTACGCGTGTTAGTCCGTCTGTTACGTCGGCTTTAGTGTGATAGTGTCGTCATGTAGTGTGAAGGTTGGTCATGCGTGTGAGCAACAGAGGAAATCCCCTCTCTTGGCAGCGATGGGACTTGACCAACCCAGGGCACTAGCTTGACAAGCAAGAAAATACATAAAAACGAACGCAACCCTGCTCTTACGGGAGCGCAAGGCGAGATTCATGTGGGAGCTACGCTCGTAGACACCTAGGCTCGACGGGTT